GAAGAGCTGACCACCTGGCCCAATGCAGATTGCTTCGATGCAATGAAGAGTTGTAATCGATCTGGTGATAAAAAAGTGCCTCTTCGAATTCGTATAACCACAAATCCCTATGGTGTGGGGCATACTTGGGTCAAAGGTCGTTTCGTGGATCCCGCGCCCCTGGGTAAAATGTTCGTTGATGAAAAGTTAGAGACGGTACGCTTGTTTGGATCCATAACTGAGAATCCCTATCTTAGCGAATCCTATATTGACACCATAGAGGGCATGAAGGATGAGACTAAAAGGGCCGCTTGGCTTCATGGTGATTGGGATATTATTGCCGGTGGAATGTTCTCTGATCTTTGGGATAGTGATATACATACGATGGATCCTTTTCGTATCCCCTCGACTTGGTTTGTTAACCGCGGCTTTGACTGGGGTAGTTCGAAACCTTGCGCGGTTCTCTGGTTCGCTCAAAGCGATGGTAGTGACATTGACCTGGGCGGCGGTGCGGTAATGCACACAGTCCGCGGCGATATTTTTGTGATATACGAACACTACTCATGGACGGGAACTGCCAACGAAGGTACCCGCGAAACGGCGCGGCAAATTGCTAAACATGTTGTGGAGCTTGAGAAAGATGCTCCGGGACTCAGCTATATTGATAGCATCCGGCCCGGCCCGGCTGATACGAGTATTTACAATGAAGAAAGTGGTAATTGTATCGCCTGGGATATGAAGGATGAGGGTGTCACCTGGACGAGGGCTGATAAAAAACGTGGGTCGCGTGTTTTGGGCTGGGAAATAGCGCGCGACCGTTTTGCAAACTCATTAGAGCGAGCAAACGATTACGAGTGCGATCCGAAAAAGGGCTTGTATATCTTCAACAATTGCACTCAATTACTCCGTACCCTACCCCCTGCACCCAGGGACGAAAAGGAAATGGATGACATTGACACAGATTACGAGGACCATCTGATAGATGTGCTTCGGTATCGGGTGCGGAAAGATACTCAAGCTGGTTTCCCAGGACGAGGATAAAATATTATGCCAGACAGAGACATTGCTGTTGAAGTTGCTGCTGACGATAAAGCTGCACCCCATACGGTTCTCACAGATCCGATAGCGCGTCCACACCCTCGTTTTATTCAGATGCGTATTAAGTGGACAAAAATCAATGATCTTCTTGAAGGCGTTGAACACATGCGGCGGCAGGGCATAAAGTATCTACCCAAGATCGAAGCTGAACGCGCTAAAGATTATGAGATTCGCGTTGAAGAGACAGAACTTTACCCTGGCGTTACCCGCGCCCTCGACCGTATCTTGGGACTTCCGTTTTCACAGCCAGTAACGCTTAAAGGCGAACTTCCTGAAATCCTGAAATCATTTGAAGTTGATGCGGACGAAGATGGGACAGACCTTACTTTGTTCGCTAAAAATGTTATGGAAGATGCTGTTGCTTATGGGAAGACCCATATTTTGACAGATTTCCCGGAAATGATAGGGGATGACTCCGGTGAGCAGATCACTCTTTCAAAGGCCGAAGAGGATAAGTTGAATCGTCGCCCTCGCTTTGTTCATATCCCCGCTTTGTCTTTGTTTAACTGGGTAGAGGGACGTGTTAATGGACAGAAAGTACTGACCGAAATTCGTTACTTTAATACCCGGTACCAAGCGGATCCTGAGAAGGATGATGAGATCAGAGCTGTTCAGCAAGTTATCGTCCTGGGGTTGAAAGAGTTTATCGTCTACGAGAATAAAGATGACTTGAATAATTTTGAAGAAGTTGAACGCGGTAACGTAACTTGGGACCGGATACCACTGACCATTATCTATACGGCTAAGACCGGGTTTATGACGGCGCGTTCTCCGCTTAATGCGCTTGCAGATGCGAACCTTGCTCACTGGCGGGACACATCTTTGCATACCGCGGCGGTAAATGGCGCGCGTACTACTCTTTGGTTTTTCAAAGGCTTCACTGCTGAAGAGGTAGAAAAAAATGTGGCAATGGGAACAAGGGCTTTTGTTTCTAATCAAGATACCGAGTCCGGTGTAGAAGCAGTGGAGCATACTGGCGCGGCTATTGAAACTTCTCGTGCAGAGAATGATAAACTGGAATTGCGCGTAGATCGCCTGGGCGCGGAGCCACTTCACCAGCGTTCAAGCACGATGGTAGCAACGGGTGTTGCTATTAATGAGCAACATGCTTCGAGTGATCTTCAAGCTTGGATCGAAGCAACACAAACAGGTTTAACCGAAGCGTTTGTTATAGCGTTTGGCTGGGTAGGAATTGCAGTACCGATGGATTTTGCTGTTAAGATTTATCGTGACTTCCGTATCCCGATGACGGCTCAGGACTCAGAGCATCTTCTGAATATGCGGCGTCAAGGGGAACTTGATAGAGAAACTTATTTGGAAGAAGAGAAGCGTAGGGGAACACTGGATCGGGACCGCAACGTTGCTACTATAATGGAAAAGTTAGAATCAGAAACAAGCATGACAGATCGTGGCGGTGATCGTGATACGGTTCCTAGCGCGGAAGACGAAGATGTGACCGACGATGGCGATAACTAAACCAGGCGAAAAGAATGACAATGAGCGAATACTTGATGCGGACATTAAAAATACCGCCATGTATGAACGCTTTAAGGCAGATATGGTTCGTCGCCATATTGCAATTTACGATGATGGATTTGACGAGCTAGATGATTTATTGCTCCTTGCCTTTATCCGACTCTCCCGCTTAGAACGCGGATCCCGCGAGTATCAGAAGACCTTTACCAAATTTTCCCAGCAGATCGAAGATAAAGTTGACGCTATCATTGCCGAGCGCAACGATGCTATGTCAGAAGAGTATGTCGAAGTTTCCGCGACCGTCGATGCAATGGAGCGCAAGAGCTATGCGCCATTTCTAGCCTTGGCGTTGATTCCGTTAGGACTCCAAGCGCGGGAGAAGATAGTAGTTAACACCAGTGTCCGCGGCTTGACCCTTGATAGAAGGATGACCGAGCTTTCAAGCGTTACTTTGAATGATCTATTCGAAGCTTTAGGTGTAACCCTTAATGATAATGGGACGGCTGGGCAGTTTCAGCAGCGCATAAACGCAGCCATTAAAACGTCAGGACGAAATCTTGAAACGCTTATTCGTACCACGGCAACCGATGTTCGCTCTCGGACCAAAGAAGAGTTTTACAGCAGAACAGGTATTGAGCGATATTTTTATAGTGCAGTGCTGGATAATCAGACTACAGAGATTTGCATAAGCCTAGATGGAAAAATTTTTAGAGTTAAGTTTGGGCCGCTTCCCCCGCAACATTTCGGGTGTCGATCCAGTATTGTAGGTATTATTAAAGGTGGTGGGGAAATTGATTCGATCAATTATGACCAGTGGTTACGCTCTCGATCCGCTGCAGATCAGGATGAAATTCTAGGTAGAACCAAGGGTAGGATATTCAGAGAAGGTAAACTCAACCTGGATATTTTTGTTAATCGCATTGGTAAGCCATTGACGTTACAAGAAATTGGTGAGCGACTAGGCTTGGAAATAGTACTTTAGTACTCTATATTTCAACTTCGATTATCAAACTAAAAAACGAGGGGTATAAATCATGTCGCTACAAGCATTTCTTGCCACGTTAGACGGTGCCGACGAAGCCGTAAAGCTGCTTTACAAACCAATGGACGCTACTGATCTTTCCAAGGGTTATCTTTTGGACGTAACTCCCGTTGAAGCGGGCGGTATAACACACGCCCTGCAGGATAATACCAATTTACTTACCGCATTGACGAAAGAGCGCGACAATGCTGCTGAGTTCCAAAAGGTCGGAAAAGAAGCTTTGATAAAGTTGAAGGTGTATGAAGAGATCGGCACCGCGGAAGAGATCGCTACGAGACTTACCATTCCCGCGCCAACCCCAACGGGTAAAGGTACTCCTGCTGTTGCGCCCAATGAGGCCGAGCTTCGTACCAAGATCGAGGGTGAGCAGAAAGGTATTTTCGAAAAGAAAATGGAAGAAGAAACAACTGCTCATAAAGAAACCCTGGGCCAGTTGAATAAAGCGCGTGTCGTTAATGATATTACCGCGGCAATTGCTAAAAGTGCTGCTGCTGAAGACTCTCTTAAGGTAATGGCGGGTGCGGAGAAAACGGTTATTGATAAAATCGCTGAAATGGTTTCTTTTGACGACAATAATCAAATGTTTATTGCCGATAGTGATGGTAAGCCCCGTCTTGCCGAAGGGTCAAGCTTTGACAAGATGGGCATTGACGAAGCTTTCCAGGCTTTTGCTGCTGACGAAAATAATAGCTTTATGTTTGAAGGTGATAATAAAGCTGGTGCCGGTGGGACTGGCGCGAAACCCGCGGGTGGTGCTGGTGGTAGTCCTGGTGGACCTGTTACAGCAGATCAATTCTACGCTATGGATCTGGATCAACGCGGTACACTCTATAAGAATGATAAGGCTACTTTTGATAGTTTGACGAAAGCTATTGCTCATGCCGATTATCGACCGCCGGAGAAAGACAAGGTAACTTATACGCCGGTTCCTAAGTAAATTTGTGGTACAACCCTAAGTAAGAATCCTCTTTGCCGAAAGGTTAAAGAGGATTTTTTTTGAAAAATTAGTTGACACCAGTTTGTTACGCTGTTATTGTGATCGTGTTAAGGCGAGAAGCCTGTCAATTCGCCCTGATTGTCGTGAAGACTTCAGGAAAGAAGTTTAATAAATAATTTCTGAGGTTTTCAAATGGCAGAAGTAAGAATATCCGATGTAGTAGTTCCCGAACTTTTCGCCCCTTACTTTAATCAGCAAATCATCGAGAAAAACTTGCTCGTCCAACGTGGCCTTGTGTCCCGAAACGGCGCGCTTCGTAATTTCATCGATGGCGAGTCTGATTTCTCCCAGCATCCTTTCTGGAACACTATTGATGTAAATAGTGCGGAGGATATTGGTACGGACGATCCCGCTTCTTTCAGCACTCCCGACAAGATTACTGCTGACTTCGAAGTTGCGCCTCGTACTAACCGTAATAAGTCCTGGTCCCACATGCTCCTGGTGAAGTATCTTACCGGGTCAAATCCGATGGAAGCGATCATCGGAGGCTTGACGGGCTACTGGCTTACTCGTCGTCAATTCCATTTCCTTGCTATCTTGGAAGGTCTGTTCGCAGACAATGTTGCCAATGATGCTAGCGATATGGTAACCGACGTGTATCTTGCGACTGCTGATCCTACTTCTAAGCTGCAGCGAAGCGTACTTATCACGGCGACGCATACAAGCGGTGATCGCTTCGACGAGTATACCGATATCTTCATGCACAGCGATACGCACTCAACGCTGAGCAATGACGATCAGATCGATTTCATCAAACCGTCCGATAACTCCCCGGTTATTAGCATCTACGAGGGGTTACAGGTGCACATTGACGACGCGATGCCGAAAGTTGATCCCGGCGGCGGTGACGCCCTTAAGTACACAAGTTATCTC